TGGGAAAACAGTATCCAGCTAGATGACCGAGCCATTGCTAATGATGCAGCTAGTTATTGCCGCAAATACCCGATTGAGTATTTGCTTTACTCAAAGCGCACATCAGGCGCGGTGGCCGCGCGTATGCAGCCAGCCGGTATCCCGATCCACGACATGGACAGCGATTATCCACAAAGTTGTGACGAGCTTTTGGGCGCAATAAATTCAAAGAGGCTTAAACATAGAAATCAAGCGTCGCTAACCGAACAAATGCTGTCAGCCGTGCAATTGCGGCGCGGTGATGGCGGTTGGGTAATTGGAAGGCGTGCCAGCCAAACGGCTGTCTGTGCTGCCGTAGCAGCCGCGCTGTGCACGCATTTTGCGACACGCCCAGAAACGGAAATTGACATTTTAGTGGGTTGATCCTTGACATTTTGAGAAAATAGGTGCATGGGATTATTTGACCGCAAACGCACCATTGAAACAGTTGTGCCGATGTACACAGCTGATGTGGCTGCACAAATTGGCCCGGCTCCTACGCTTGATGCATTTTTTCCATTTGGTGGAGCCGATTACCTTGCAAGCCGCGAGGAAGCAATGAGCGTTCCCGCCATCGCTCGAGCACGCAACATGATTTGTAATTCAATCGCAACAATCCCAATGGTCACACGCGACAAAGCGACTGGTCAGGTTGTTGATTCGCCTGTTGTAATCAATGATCCAGATAAGCGAGTGCCGGGTGCAGCATCATGGTGTTGGGCAGCTGAGGATTTATTATTTACAGGATTTTCCTATTTTCAGATCATGGATCAATTTGCAGACACCGGCCGCGTTCGCCAAATGTGGCGCGTTGCTCCTAATCGTGTCGGTGTCTTTTTAAATCAAATTGGCACACAAATTGAGTATTACACAGTTGATGGATCGCGCGTGCCAATGTCAGGCGTTGGTTCGCTTGTAGTTTTTTACGGCAATGATGAAGGATTATTAAACCGAGCTGGTCGCACAATTCGCGCCGGTGCAGAACTTGAAAGAGCAGCTGCAATGTACGCGCGCGAACCCGTGCCATCGATGGTGTTGAAATCCAATGGAACAGCGTTGCCAGCCGACCGCATCGCTAAGCTGTTGGACGCATGGGGAGCCGCACGCCGAAATCGTGGCACGGCATTTTTAAACGCCGATGTGGAATTGACCACCGTAGGTTTTACACCGGAGCAAATTGGCCTCAACGCTGCACGCGAGATCATTGCCACAGAATTAGCAAGAGCCGTGGGAATTCCGGCCTATTTTATTGACGCGCCAACAGGATCATCCATGACTTATGCCAACGCCTCAACGGCGCGTCAAACTCTCTTGGATTTCTCGCTGCTCCCGCTGATGAACAGCTTATCCAGCCGTTTATCAATGCCGGACTTTACGCCATCAACACAGCGCGTTGAATTTGATCTCAAAGCGTACCTACGCGGATCAGAAAAAGAGCGTGCCGAAATTTACAAGATTTTATTTGACATCGGTGCAATTACAACCGCCGAAATTAGACAAATGGAGGAAATGATCTCATGAAGCTAACAACACCTATGCAAATAACGGCAGCTGATTCCGATTCACGGACAATTACTGGTCGCATTGTTGCATTTAATGAAAAGGCAAATGCATCAACGGGCAAGGTTATTTTTGCTCGCGGATCGATTGTGCCTCAAGATGTTTTTCTGAATCTTGAACATGACATCACGCGCAGAATTGGTAAGAGCATTGCAATGTCTGTCAATGACAAAGAGATGACGGCAACATTCAAGATCGCTAACACAACCGCTGGCAATGATGCATTGATCGAAGCAATGGAAGGCTTACGCGATGGATTCTCAATTGAATTAGCCGTTGATGATTATGAGATTGAAAAAGATGGCACAATGAAAGTCAAAAATGGCCAGCTTGTAGGCGTTGCACTTGTTACCGAACCAGCTGTTAGATCAGCACGCGTTTCGGAAGTAGCAGCATCAGAAGATTCTGAAACTCAAGAAGTATCAGATACAACAAACCCAAATGAAGGAGACAAAGTGGATAACACTACCGAACCAGTCGCTCCTGCCGTTGAACCGGTAGCAGCTCCAGAAGTCGCACCCGTAGAGGCATCACGACCAGCCTATTACACAGCACCACGCTCACCAATCGTCAATAAGGTTTCTTATCTTGAGCACTATCTCAAGGCAACAATTTTGCATGATGAGGATTCACGCCAGTATGTAAAGGCTGCCGATAACACAACATCAACAGCACCGGGCATGATCCCAACACCACAAAGCACACAGGTAATTAACGCACTTGCAAATGCAGATCGCGGAATGATCGATGCACTAAGTCGTGAGACATTAGATAGCGTTGGAATGACATTTGAATTGCCAAAAGTTACAGCCGTGCCAACCGTTGCCAACATTGCAGAAAACGCAGCTGTTACAGAGTCAAATCTCTCAGCTACATTTTTGAGCGTGCCTGTACAGTCATTCAAAGGTCGTGCGATCAGTACAGTGGAACTCATCGACCGCAGCCGGCCAGAGTACCTCACAGCTCTCCTTGCAAATCTTGAGTTTGCTTATGCAAAAGTAACTGATGAATTTGTCGTTGGCACAATTGCCGCAGCTGGACAACAGACCGGTGTTAATGCAAACACAGCAACAGGATTTTTGGGATACACATCTCAAGCTGCCGGTGCTGTTTATGGATCATCACTCGGATTTGCTCGCAACATCGTTGTGTCACCCGGACAATGGACAAACATTATGGGATACAACGACAATGGCGCACCACTTTACAATGCAGCACAACCATCAAATGCAGCTGGAAATGTTCGCGGAGATTCATTGCGCGGTGTAGTTTCACCGGGCCTCAATCTCTTTGTTTCCCGCTCAATCGGTAACGCTGGCCCAACAACATCAACCGGCGATTTCTCAATGGTTGTTGTTAATCCAGATGCATGGACATGGTACGAAAGCCCACGCTTCAACCTACGCACTAACATCAACAGCGATGGCACAATTGACATCCTGTATTACGGCTACGGCGCAATTGCACCAAAGATTCCATTTGGCGCATGCTGGAACCAAAACTAACAATCAGACATCGGTAGCGGTCGCTCCCGAACGCTAACGATACGAAAGGAACCGAGATGCCAGCAATAGTCACAGCTTCACAGCTACGATCAATTCTTGGCGTCTCGGTTTCCTTGTATTCTGACGCGCAATTGGATTCTTTTATAGATTCCGCTGAACAAACGATTTTGCCGCTATTGACTCAATACCAATCATCGGTTGCATTTGCCAATGTGAGTGATTCCGTCATTTATTTCACTACCATCCGGCCAAACTATTTTGTGCCGGGGCAATCCGTTGTCGTAACCGGGGCCGGTATCTACAACGCGACCTACACAGTTACCGATGATCGGATTGAGCCATACACATGGACAGCGGCCACAGCCGCGGCTGATCGCACATACCCGTTGCCATTTATTCCTAATGCCACGGCTACTTTATCCGGTGGATCAGCCGCATCACTTTATGCAAACACACCACCGATTGAAAATGCAATCTTGGTTGTTGCCGTTGAGATTTTCCAGAGTATTACAGCTCCCGGCAATCAGATCATGGCAGACAATTTTACGCCATCGCCATTTATTCTCGGTCGCAGCCTGAGCAACAGAGTTGTGGGCCTACTGGGGCCATTTTTGGATGTCGAAACGATGTGCCAATGACTATCGAGGCCGACATCCGCACACCATTGCAAACCGCACTATCAACCATTGCGGCCAATGTCTATAACGGCATACCCGAGGTAATGACTAGCCCATCCATTTGCTTGGTGCCGGGATCTCCGTATCTTGAGAGCCTTTTAATAAACGGATCAACCACAAAAGTTAAGATTAATTTTAATGTGACCGGTGTAGTTGGTTATTCTAGCAACGCCGCAGCTTTAGATAATCTTGAACAATTGATGATCAACATCATCAGCACAATGCCGGCAGGTTATGAAGTCGGCGATGTGAGCAGCCCACAACCTTTGGAAGTCGGTGCCGGTAAGTACCTTACGGCCGATTTACAAATTAGCACCTATTACACCGACTAAGGAGAAATCATGCCAACAACAATCATCACGGGCAGAGACATCACATTCACCATCGATGGTGATGATTTTGATGCTCAAGCTACATCAGCGACTTTGACAGTTGATTCAACAATCAACACTTATCAAACACTTGATGGAAAAGCCTATTTTACAACAGACACTCAAGGATCATTTGCCGTTGAGATGTTAGCCGACTGGGGAGCAGCATCATCATTGTGCGAGGCACTTTGGACAGCTGCAACAAACGCACCAAACACTGGATTGCCCGTGGTGCTAGTAGCAGACACAGGCGCATCATTTGCGTTTGATGTCCAGCCAATCCTGCCATCAGCTGGCGGCACAGCTCCAGATGCACAAACAGTTTCACTTGCCTTCACTTGCGTAACAACACCAGTTCTAACAATTAGCTAGAAAAGGAGATCGGGAGCATGAAGTTACCAATTACAATTGAATTTACAAATGGCGATAGAGAAACCTATACAGCTCTCCCGCCGGAGTGGATGAAATGGGAACAGAAAAATGGAACCACGATTCAGAGTGTCTCAGAGAAAATGGGCATTGCGGATTTGTTGTTTTTGGCCTATCACGCAATGAAACGCGAGTCAGCCGGCAAAACTGTCAAGCCTTTTGAAGTGTGGTGTGAATCTGTAACTGACATTGACATGGGAGAAACCGCAAACCCAAAAGTTACCAATCCGGATCAATAAAACGGACGATTTGGGAATTAGCGATTGCAACCGGATTGTCAAGATCAGAGTTCCAAACAGCTGAGGATGTTTTGACCGCAATTGAAATTCTAAGGATACAAAATGGCAAATGAGAGCATCACCTACGACAAGGTTCAATTGCGTGGGATTCTTGGTGCTTTTAAAGGCATGGATGCAGAAGCTATTGCCGAGGCCAAAAATGTGTCAAATGGTTTGGCCACTTATGTACAAGGCAAAATCATCTCGGCAGCTGGTAGCCGTCCAAATGAGGCGGCATCGAGGATTGCTCAAGGCTCGCGCGTAAGTAAGTCATCAAAGATTGGTGAGCTGTCATTTGGATTTGTATCTCAAAAATTTAGTGGCGGGGCAACAACCCAACAGCTTTGGGGCGGCTTTGAATTTGGATCAAATAAATTTAAACAATTCCCGGTGTGGTCTGGCCGTGAAGGCCGTGGATCGCGTGGATACTTTATCTATCCGACATTGAGAGCTGAACAACCGCACATCATCGCTCAATGGGAAGATGCATTCACAAAGATTTTGAAGGAGTGGTGACATGGCTGTTGGTGGATCGCGTACGCTTAAACTCTCCATTTTGGCAGACATTGACAACCTCAAAAAGAATCTCAACAGCGGGTCAAATGAGGTTGAAGGTTTTGGATCAAAGCTCGGTGGATTTGCCAAAAAGGCCGGTGCAGCATTTGCCATAGCTGGAGCAGCTGCCGCCGCTTATGCTGGCAAATTGCTTATTGATGGCGTTAAGTCTGCAATTGAGGATGAAGCAGCTCAGGCCAAATTGGCTACAACATTACAAAATGTCACAGGCGCGACAAATGCTCAAATTGCGGCCACCGAGAGCTACATAACCCAGACAGCTTTAGCCAACGGGATCACGGATGATGTTTTGAGGCCATCGCTAGACCGGTTGATCAGAAGTACAAAAGATGTCACCGAGGCACAAAGATTGCAACAGCTTGCATTAGACATTGCAGCTGGCACAGGTAAAGATTTGGGAGCTGTAACAGAGGCATTGGCAAAAGCCTATGACGGCAATTTTGGAGCGTTGAAAAAACTTG